TCCTTGGTCACTACGCACCAAATGGTGTCAGGAGTCAAGCCATTGGCCTCTAGGTCAAGGTAAATCAAAAGTCTGCTCCAATTTGAGGGTTTGCTGTTTCCTGCATCCTACCCGTGGTTCTGTCGTACTGCAAGTAACACGCGGGACCAGTCTCACCGGTGTAACGATTCTTAAGGACTCGAACAGTAGTCGTGTTCCTTATCTCCTCATTACCGTTTTGCTGGTCACGTTCCATACCTATTACTATGTCTGACAGTTGTGCAATCGCTTGGCTACCTCTCAGTTCACCCAAGGATATCTGGGCACCGTCCTCGTGTGCCTTACCTTGGGACCGCTTGAGGTGTGACACTAGGAACAGACTAATGCCTGTCTCTGCTACCAAGGTCCGCAGCTTGGTCATTATTTCATCAATGGCCTTTCGTTCGTCTCCGGACTCTTGGGAAGACACGACGATGGACAGGTGGTCCAGTACGACATACCGGCAGTCCAAGGCTTTTGCCATGTAGCGAACACGGGCGAGGAGGTTATCTGTTGAAGTTGACCCCCAATGGTCGAATAGGTAGTAACGTCCTGTTCCCAGTGTGGCTTCCCAGAAGGGCCGAAGCTCGTCCACAGGCGTGTCCTCTTCCAAGTGTAGGGGCCTGTTTGCCGCCACCGACATGATACCAAGACTTGTTCGGGCCACGTCTTCTTCGAGGGCCAGCACCCCAATATTTCCTTCACATCGCTGTAGAAGGTCATACTCAATTTCGCGGATGAACTGTGACTTGCCCATACCACTACCGCTGGTGATCGTAACGAGTTCATACGGCCTATGTCCTCTGGTTATATGGTTGAGGCCGTCCCACGGGTAAGGTATGGACTTGACCTGTCGTTTCTCAACGAGTTTGTCCCACGTCTCCGTACCTGCAATGATGCCGTCAGGTCGGTACACCTTGGCGTTCCACCATGCCTGAGTAAAGTCCTTGACACGGTTAGCCATGAGCATGTCACTGGCGTCCTTCAGTGGTAGCTTACAGACCTTCAGCTTGTTAGGACTAAAGAGGTCCTTCACTGCGTCCACTGCTACGTCACCCGCCTTGTCGTTATCAAAGCATAGGACTACGTTTTCGTACCCTTCGAGCCACTCAAGCTGTTCCTTGATCTCCTTGGAGGCGTTGTTAGCACCAGAGCGTAGCGACACTACGTCGTACTGCTTATTGAACATCTCGTACACTGCTAGGGCGTCAAGTTCCCCTTCGGTGATCGTAAGGTACTTGTTGTTGGTGCACTGTTGTTGACCGAAGAAGCCAACACCGGACACGTCTCCAGAGGAGGAGAAGCCCTTGGTTTTAACGTCACGGGCCTTGGCAGCACTGACCTCCCCTGTGTCTAACTTGTAGTAAGGGTAGTAGTGCCGAATGATTTCGCCCGTCTTTGAGTACTCCACTGTGACACCGAAGCGACTACAGGTTTCCTGTGAAAGCCTACGTTGTGGTATTGCCGCCACTGTACCGCCCATGCTCAGGGGTTTAGCCTTTGGCAGTTCTTGTGTTGTCATTGGTTTTTCACCGTCCCCAAATAGATGATAGTCACAACCAGAGGCGAAACAGTGTGCGCCTCCGTTGTCATAAATTGCGAGAGCGTCCGAAGAACCACACTCCGGACAACTCTCGTGACGTAGGAACTTAGAAGTCTGCGGCATCGCCCATAGCCATCTCAGCTTCCTCAAGGACTTTCACGGCTTCAAGGTAGGTGGACACACCGTGTACTGGGTGCGCGGGTCCTGTCTTGTACTTCAGGCGTACCGTGGAGTTATAGGGTACTTCTCCGTTGTACGGGTTGCCGTCGGCATCAAACACCTTGATGTCGTACTTGGACTTGAACTTGCGTTGCTTGTTGCCTTGGTAGTCCTTGATCTTGATACCGTTGGCCGCAAGTGTTGACGCGTCGTCCTCTGACATGGTAATTGTCATGGAATAGGCTCCGGTGTCCTGACCATTGTACACGTCGTGCTCAGTCAGTTTGCTGAAGTTAACTATGCCTTCTACTGTTGTTGCTGTCATGGAATAATCTCCGTTGGTTGCTTTGGGTTACGTCCTGCTTTTTCTCAGAACATACTTATAGTATACACTACTTACGCCTCTCAATCAAATCATATTCACGTATTCGTCGTTAATAAGTGTTTGAACGTGGACGTACCCTTCGGGCCAGTACGTGTAGGACTCTTTGAGTGCCTTGGCTGTCCTGTGTACTGACGCCTCAAAGTGTTCAAACATCCCTATCTCTTCTTTGTAGTACCAGAAGGGTATACGCAAGACAGGCTCCGCTGGTCCGTGTTGCTCGTAGTACACAATGATCTCTGCGTCGTTACCAATGGGTCCGTCGTTACCGAAGTGCTTCGTGTGGCTGTTCTCTGGTTGTTTCATTCGTCTACCTCCGGCAGTTCGTCACTAGCTAAAAACAATATCTTGTCCAGTGTGGACTTAGACATAACCACGTTCCCACGGTCGTCCAGAGACAGCTCTAGGTCCTTGCGTAGTACAAAGGGTATACCACCCCAAGGGTCGGCCCTCATGATGTCATTGGTCACTGCACGGGCTTGTGTGTAGCCTAAGCAGTAGATGGAGTAGTCACCACCATCGACTACGTAGATTGATTTCTCGTCTATAAACATTCGTTTAGCTCCACAGTGTAGTCCAATGTTCCGTCTTCTGCTAACTCCTCTATATAGCGAAGAACGTCCGGAAGTGTCACCAAATTGGTGTCCATTTCTAACTCAATCGTTACTCGTGCCATACTTAAGTTGCTCCTTATGTTTACTAATGTAGTTAACTATTATGGTTAACTACTATGGTTAATTACAATAGTTTACTTCTAAAGTTACTACTTAAGACTACTTTAGAAGAGGGTATCATAATCATCGTCATTTGTCAATAACCCATATAGGTTATCTACTTCTTCTTCTATCTCTACTCCCCCGTAATTAACAGTAGGAGTAAGGCAGTAGCGGCAAAGATCAATAAAGTTACCATGTGTATCCTTCTTAGTTAGTTCAAAATCTTCTAAAATCCTATTACAGGCCCTACATCTCACAGGTTTTCCCTCCATTTGGGGCCGTAGATCTCTAGGAAGTTTTCTTCGATCTCTTGAAAGCCCATTGTTTTTATTCTTTGCTTTACCTTCAGTCTAAACATTTCTACTTCGTACTCCTCAATCATAGAGGTCATATAAAGGAACTCATCAAGTTCCTCTGCAGTAAACATCTCTTGAGGATCTGGTGGTAACATCTGTTCAACCATAGTAATCATCCTTAAGTTTATTAATCACTGTGTCAATAACTATCTGTTCAGCCTTTTTCCATTCCTCTAAGTCATCAACCTCAGATTCCTCATATAAACCTTTACCTTCCATGTAGTCCTGATAATCATCGTGCCAAACTTCCCAAGTTTCCTTAGTCATTAGTCAATCTCCTCTTCCAAGTTGTCATAACAATAAATACACATCCAGTCATCATAGGTTTCTATAAAGTATACTTCTTTTTCGTTTCTAACATGGTCATCACATGAACAGCATACAAAAACAGTAGACATATTTAGTCCTCCTTAGCGCCTATAAACCTTTGAAGAGTACCATGAATCCTAATCTTTTTCAATGCGGACCGTTCGATACCCCTTACCTCTTCCCTTGTTAAACCTAGGACAGCTGCAATCTGGTCATAGGTCATGTGGTAGTCACCGTATAAATGTCTTTTCTTTTTCATTAGTCCAGTACTCCGGCCATACGTGCAAACTCAATACGGTCATTAAAGTCCTCTAATGCCATATCGTGTTCATTATGAATAAGTAAATCACTACTTATATTGTCATTGTTACGCCATACAAGGTAAGCGTTATTGATAGAGGAAAAACCACAGTAAACCGTGGCTTCCCCGTCATTCATTGTACGTGAAGTGTAATAGTCAACAATAGATTTCATTAGTAGTCCTCATCACCAAAATTCTCATTTAAAGTATTGTAGATACCCTCTGCGTAGTCATTAGCAGAATAATCACTGATAACTACCATAGGATCATAGTCCGACCCGTTGTTGTATATCAATAAAAACCAAGCTAATTGGTTATTGTCTTTATCCTTTATAAAAAACTCATCATCGTCACCTAATGCCATGTTACTTAGGATTTCTTGAGGATCACTAGAGTTTTTTACCTCGTATTCATACTCACCAGCGATAGAAACACTGACAGAATTGCCAGTGTCTACTAGTGCAAGGTTAACCAATGCTTGTAACACTGGCCGTTCGTTTACAGGTGCGCCTTGTGGTTCATTTTTCATTGTACTAATTCCTCTAGTCGTGA